GTCTCTTGAGGAGTCTTGCAATGATTGAGACACCGCGCCAGCGCTTGCCTTAGATACGTCTCCTCTGCCGATATCAACAGGACTAAGTCTTAAGCCACCGAGAACACGCTGCTCATAGTATTTAATGTACTTTTCTACATCAAACACGGCCGCGCTCTCGTTTATTACTTCCTGCTCTATCCTATGAGAAGTGACCATTCCTCCTTCTGGAGTAATATTCTGAACCTGAAGCTGAAGTAATTCTATCTCAGTTGTACCATCATCGTACTCTTGAGCAGGGAACTCGTCTGTTCCGACTTTCCAGTGAGACGAGGGATATGCATACTTACGAGCAGAAGTCTCTGCAAGTTCTTCAAGCCTTCTAAGTGCCCTTACGTCATCAAGAACAGGAAGGATATACGGTGTGCCAAATACAAATCCAGCCTTTTTGTCTATTGTAGCCACGATGACGTCGTTAGCAGAGTACGTTCTCTCTCGCTCGTTTGATGCACTATTTTCTACAACCTGCTTCCATTGAGTTGCATGGCCATACTTATTGAGGTTTACGCTGACTGATGTAGGGTCAAGTGGATATATAGCAGCTATTGGATCCAGGATCTTTCCATGCCATTTAATCCTTCTTCCTGAGCTCTTATTCTTATCTCTCTTTAAAACAAGAAGAGAAGTAGCATACGCCGCCAGATTGTAAGAAAATTCTCTTACAAACTCATTAGTGGATATACCAGATATCAACGATATCTCAAACAATCTCCTGTTTACATACTCAACCATTTCATCGTCTTCACCTACGATAGAGTAGCCTTCTTTGAGAATTTGCTCTCTATGCTTTCTAACTGATTGGTTTACGTATGGCTCTACATCCATAGCAAGAGCTATCTCTGTTAGATCATGAACGGGCCCTTGGTATTGCTTGCCATCATTAGACGTGGTAGCATATTTAGAGGGACTGGAGTACATTAGAGGCTTAGGAAGAGTCATTCTCCTTTCACCTACTATCTCCTTAAGGGCGGCGTTCTTTTCCCCCTCCTTATTGATCTTGCCTATAGCGAGCCTAATATCTGCTATCTGCTTATCACGAGCCTCATTGCTTCCCCTAAAACCTTTTATAAAATCAAAAATACCCATATTATTATATTGCTTTAAATAGCTCTGACAACTTTCTTCCTAATGCTATGCTCTCTGATGCAACTGAATTATTTGCGCAGTCCGTTAGCGGATCACTAAATTCCAATGGCCTAAGTAGCTTTCCTTCTGAATCTGTGCCAGGCACAGGCAACCCAAGTGATTTTGTTTTAAAACCAGGAACGTTGCTAAAGTATTTCCTGCTATTCTCTTCGCTCATATTCAATACGGGGAATAAACTGGGCAATTCTACGGCAATAAATCCAAGCGCCATGTCTGCTGCCTCATGTGGATCGATATTAGGAAGGTCCTTATCGTCTACTTTAGTTTGACATACCTCATTGGCATGGTCAACTTTGGTAATTATAGAATCAATCATTGATGCTATAACTAGAGCAGATCTGCTCTCAACTACAATTGAGTCTAGTGCGATAGATTTTCCAACTATAGCCTTGATGGTTAACCTTAACTGTGAAAGCATTTCTTCTATTGCTGTAATTATATACACAAGCAGATCATCAATAATCTTAAATAACCAATCAATACCTATACATAGCTTAAACATAGCTTCAAGGTCATTTTCTGGGAGAGAGAAGAATGTCTTAAGTATTAAATCAGATAGCTCACTTACTAATTTACTTGCGTAGCTTGCAGCCATATTAAGCATAGGAGTCAGTGTGCTGTCTAACATAAATGCCAATAACTGTCTAAAATCTAAGCTAAACCTAAATGATGCCAGCCTTAATACCTTCAGTAGAGTCTTTAGCATTTCTACATCAAGTGGCCCAAGAAAGTATATCATACAGCATAAAACTCTTTCATCAAGTTGAAAGTTATATGTAGCGTATGTGCTATTATACATCTCATTGTTAACTGAGACAACGCTGCTTAGGTAGCTCTTCAATCCATTGTTAAATTTAGATATAGCCTTGTCTTCAGCTAACTCAAAAAGATCAGCATCTTCTGTTAGGGTAGAGGGGTCTACAGATGAATCGCTTGTAAAGTTTGCCCATTTTTCCGAGAAGACAGGAGCCATAGCTAAGCCATGCTTAACGATCCCTTGACTTGAAACCACATTAAGCCATGAGATCCAATGTTGATACTTTTGTTGCTCTTGCTGCCTTTTTATATACTCTATTGAGTAGTTTTTAATGGCATTATAATCATCGAATTTCTGATTTTTCCTTAATGCTTCGTAGTCATAACCAGCATCTGATAAAATCTTATTTCTTCCAACTGGGTCATGTTCTAGATCTGCAAAAGAATTAAGAGTCTCTAAGTCTACAGTATTTGAGTCACCAAACTTACTGAGCATCTCAGCATAAGTAACTCCAAGCTCAATAAGAAGAGCGACCGCAATTATAACACCTTGAGCTCCCCATTGCTTAACTTCATTATCTGGTGCAGTTGTCTTAGGAGCATTGGATGTAAAGAAGTCGCTAAGGTAACCAGTAAGCATAATACCGGCGACTGCTGACCCTGCTAGAAGAAAATCAGATATCCAGTCATCGCCAGAGTCTTTAGTTGTATTCTTGTGAACAGATGTAACAGTCTGAGCTTGAAGATCCGGATCTATAATAGTGTACGTACCAAGGAAGTCTTCATCTAAAGAAGTTGACCTGCTATGAAGAAATTCACATGCTTCCTTAAATAGACCAAATGTAATTACATTATAGCTATCGGCATCAGGGTTAATCCTTTGTATAGAAGAGATAACTTTTGACTTAACTTCAACTGGTATAAAACCAGCCTTATCCATATCACCAAGAGCCTCCTTTAGAGCCTCTCCTTTTAGGAAAGTTCTTGCTAGGTCATCAAAGATTCTATCCTGAATACTTGCTCTTGTATCCTCTTCTGGAGTAGTAGAAAGAAGATTGTCATTGACGGATGTTATAAACAGATCTCTATCTCTAGTGAACTCTGGTATGCCGTTATAGTCTAAGCCCATTAGAAATTCCTACGGGAGTTTTTTCCCATTGTTCCCCTGTTCTTCCCAGAGAGATACTCTCCGAGTGCAGCTCTATTGCCGCCAGCAATCTTTCTTTTAGCAAATTCATTGTTGGACTTGATGCTACTTATCGTAGAAGCTACATTCTTATTCATCTGAGATATAGGGGCGCCAGCCCCTAGTTGTCTTACTAGTGCTGAAAGCTCTTCACTTACTTTACTCTTTTCAACTGGCTTGCCTTCTGAGTCTATCTTGTTAATGAAGAGCATTTGCTCTTTCATAGTCATATCTTTTTTCATATCAGAGAACTCAAGTAGAAACCCTGTTATAGAAAGCATGTAAGCTATCAATGAGTGGTCCTCGCCTTGAGAGTAAGTGGGCTGTCCCGATGAAGAATATCTCTCGATTGCGAAGTTACGCATCTGCTGGACGATACCTTTAGTCTGTCCTTCATCTTCGTCCTCAGTTGAGTTAACTAAGATCTGAGTATCCTCTGAGGTAGGCAATACAAGAGTGCCGCGCTCGAGAGCGAGCGTAGTTGCGTTAACCAGGAATGGCTTAGCGTGTTTCTTGATCATCTTATTGCTAAGAGGATCCTTGATCTCTATCTGTCCACCGAACATATATGATCTTACTCTCTTATGCAGGGTGCTACCTGGAGTTTGCTTGCCATGCATCTGAAGCATCTCAAATTGCATCTCTCCAAAGCCATGATCAATGTAAACAAAGTCCGCGTTGTACTGCTTATCCAATTCTATTATCTTATTTACAGAAGCATGCTGTGTAAACTCTACGCCTCTAACTATGATCTTGTCAAGCAAGACATACTTCAAGCCATGACTAGAGTGAACAACTTCAACAACAGTTATATGAGCTCCGACAGCTTGACCGTTCCAGTCAACGCCTATTATGATTCTAGAGCCAGGGCCAGATCTTTCTCTAGGCAGAGAGTAGTTTATTAGGGACGCATCAACGAGGTCGTTTCTAAAGACACCCTGCTCCTGGATGCCGAACTCTGCAAGGAATTCATGCTCGTATGTTACAGCGTCGAATGTTGTCTTGAAGAACATTTCTGCGTTCTCTGTCCATGACGGAGACTCTGCAGATATAAAGTGAAACTCCTTGAAGCCTGCATCCTTAGAAGTGGCGAACTGATAAAACTTATCGTGCTTACCTGTAGGTGTAGAGGAGGCCCACATGCCACAGTTTTTATGTGACGCAAGAATGGCTAGGATAGCCTCGATATCATCTGATGCAAGGTAGTCTGCTTCATCTAGCACGATGTAGTTAGCGTCCTGTCCACGAATCTTATCTGATCTAGCAGCAGAGGATGGACCTGAGGAGAATCCAATAATCTTGGAGCCGTTGTTGAACTCGAGCCTGTGCTCAGGTGACTTAGTGCTGCGCCTGATTGAGCTTTCAATCTCTGGAGATCTTGACACGAATGCCATGATCTTATCCCAGAGCAAGTTAACCTGCGCCTCATATGGAACAATTACGAGAATAGTGAAGTTACTATTAACGTGAGTCATCCACATCATTATCATGCAGATAAGTTCGGACTTGCCTGTTCTTCTTCCGGCTCTAACTATTTTTCTGTCTGCAGTACAAGTGGCAAGTTCTTCCTGATACCAGCGTGCAGCCCATCCTACGCCCTTATCGTCAG